CAGACTTCATCATTGCTTTTTGATGTGCCTTTTGTTGAGACTGGTTTCTCTTTCTCATTACATCTGAATGTCGTTCTTCCAGTTCTTCACCCATTACTAATGAAGATAACTGTTGAACTAAAACTGTTAGTTGTGAAGTGTTCATTGTTGACAATGTTTCTAGTTGTTTCTTACTTAACCCCTTAATCTTGCTGAGTTGTTTTTTGATATCAGTTCCTTCTTCTATTGACTCTGATTTACCACCTGCTTGTTTAGCAAGGTCTTTATCTGCACCACCCCAAGTTCCCGAACCTTTAGTGATGAATGAATTAACTCTTGCCATTGCCCATTGAGGTGCAGTTGCGCCAGGTCTATGACCAGTCTTAAATGCAGCAAGTCCTCTGTTGTAAACTTTCTGTAATATACCTTTTGATATACCCGACTTATCTGCTTTTGCTTGGAGACCGTTATCTTCTTCTAAACTACCTTCACCAAACATTTTCTTAAACTTTATAGTATGTTGAGATGGTTTTGTTTCTGCATCGTGGTCGCCAGGTGCTGGGCCACTCTTTTTTGCTTTGAAGTGTGCATCTCTTTTATCTTTTGTAGACTTAGACATATCTCCTGCATAGTATTTTGCAGGTTGAGTGCCTTTTTTATCCTTAACATCTTTGTCTTGTTTTACCGATGTCTCTTCAGATGATACTGACTTTCTTTGTTTCTCTCTTTCCTTTTCTGCATCTACATTGGATTTTGCAGTATCTGTTTGTCGTACTTGTCTTGATTTTAATTGTTCTAGTTCTCTTTCCTGTCTAGTCTTTAGTCTCTCTAATTCGTCTACGTGTTTTGCTTTAACATCTGAGACTGCATCTTCTTTTAGAGTTTTTATTTTATTTCTTATTAAATCTAACATAATACTATTTATATCTTTCCAATGACTGTCTTCTTACCAGTCTTTCTACTTTTGAATGTTTTTAAGTTTGACCCAAATGGACTTGGTTTTTCTGTTGGTGGTTTTTTCACTGCATCTTTACTTCTTATAGATGAATAACCAGTAGTATCCTTCTTCAGCAATTCGAAAGATTTCCAATTAAGTGCAATTTTGTTTTTAGGGAATGAAGTAGACCAACCTAACAGTTTACTGTATAGTGAATTTGCCTTTTTGTCAAGACTTGCAAGGTCATCGTCATTCGTAATCTCTACAAAGTCTTTACCAAAAATTGTTCGATACTCTTTTGCATTTTTTTGTGCAGCGTCCCAATCTTTCTTTACAATTGCAGATGGTAGTTTTCTAGACCTTAAGTCATTTCTTTTTTGTGCATTGTCTAGACTTGCATTAACAAATACCATTTTGTATTCATATCCTAATGTATCTAACAGTTTTTTGTAGGACTTAATCTTATCCGACTTTGCACTTGTAGTGTCAAAGATAAGACCTAGTCTTCCATCGATATATCCATCTAAGTTTTTACCTGTAATCTTTTTTGCTTTTGCACGGATAGGGTCTACTTTACTAAAGTCTGCACCTCTAAGGTCAAGTGACATTCCTGCTTTCTTTAATCCGTTCTCAAATGCTCTATCAGTGTTGACCATTTTTAAACCAAGTGCAGTTAATGCCAACTTTTTGACTACTGCAGATTTACCACTTCCTGGCCCACCTGAAAGAAATACTGCTTTGAATGTGCCAGGGTCATAGACTCCTTCTTGTATCAAATCTTCCAGCATATATGACGGTAGTGTATTTTCTGCAATACCCATTCCTTTACGGATTGATTTATATAGTTTCTCTGCAAATCTTACACCAGTAGAAGGAACTCCTTGTTTGAATGAATCAAAGTCACCTTTCTCTGCGAACTCTCTCATCTTACTTGCAGACATTCCACTGACATCATCTGAGTCGGGGTCTCTTTCACCTGCAGAGATTACTTCTATTTCCTCAAATTTGTAGAAACCGTGTCGTGCTTTAACCGAGTTGTATTTGTTTAGAAGTGTATCAAACTCTCTTACTCTATCTGACCCAACAACCATTCTAATTTTTGTATATTTTTTATCAAAAAGAAACACTAAGATTTGGAACACTTGTTTAACATCTGTGTCTATAACTGTTACCTTTTTACCAAAAAATGCTTTTAGATATTTAACCTTATCTTTGTGGGATAATGGATTTTTAACTTTATCATTTGAATGAGATGAGAATAGGAGTGCATCTCCATATCCTTTTGCAACTCCATTTAGTTTGTTAACAAGTTTTTCGTGTCCTGTTGTGGGTGGATTGAATCTACCGAAAGTAAATACTGCACCTTTACCCTTTGCTTCTGATAACCAACTTGTAAAATTTTTATTTGTCATCTTCTTTCTTCACTTTCTTAGTTTTTGATGCTTCTTTTTTGCGTATTAATGGTAGAAGTTTTTTAGCAAGTTTTGCTATTGCACCCTTTTTCTTATCTAATTTCTTTTCGAGTGCTTCTTTACCACTCATACCTAATTTTGCTTTTGATTGACCCTTTAACATTTTCTTTGCAACCATATCTCTTGCTTGTTTCTTAGCACGTTTTGCAAGTTTTACAGGGTCTAGGTTTTTCCTCTTCATTGCCTTTTTGCGTTTCTGAAGAATTTTATGTTTGTTTTTTCTGAATGCTTTCTTTTTCTTAAGACGAGTTTGCATAGAGTCTGCTTCTTGCATTTCTTTAAATATTTCTATAAAAGATTTCATCTACTTATCCCAGTTTTTGATTGCAGTAAAGTTATTAAATGCGAACTCCATTCTATCTACGAGTTTGACTGCTTTACCGTCATTGTCGATTGCAACATATCCTTCGGGGTTTACTGTTTCAAATCCTGTTGCAGTCTTCTTAAAAGTTCCTATACTCTTTACTCTATTTAGTACGGTTATAATCATCTGTTTTGCAGACACTAGGTATCCCATAAATGCAGTTAGATTTACAATAAAGGATTTAAGACCACGAAGTTCTGCAAGGAGTTGTTGTCCAATCTCTGTTTTAATTTTTTTAGTCTTTTCCATCTTGACCTTTGCGACTACTTTATCTTTCCAATAGTTTTCAAAGTGTTTTATGTATCCATTATATGTTGGATTAAACTTCCCTTGTCTTATTAAAGTGTTGCAATATGTTTTATAAGATGCACCTGCACCTTTCATTGCAATAGTATCCTGTATCTTAGTAAACTTTTGTAAATCATTTCTTTTGATACCGTGAAATGCTTTACCTGTTTTAGATAGTTCTTGTGTAAGTGAAACTGTTTCCTTTGCAGTCATCGACCCTTTACCACTGACATCTTTATACGATGCATCATCCATCCACACATCTGTGCTACTTCCACTTGGAAGTTTTGCACCGAAGGATGCACTTAAGTCATCAATTGTTGTACCAGTGTAAGTAGTGTGAAACACTATTCCTAGTTTTGCGTTTGCAATCTTTCCACCAAGTTCTGAATTGATATCGACAGCATACATTATTGTATTTGGTTGAAAGGTCACACATTGGGTTCCATCTATATCTTCCATCTTTTTATCATCAGTGAACATTAAGTCACCCTGTAAGATATCTGAAAATGATAGTGCAGACAAATACTTGAATGAATCTAAGAATTTAGACTCTAGTGTACCACTTAGTTCGGGTGCATCTTTTATTTGTTGTTCTGAAGTATAATATAGTGGGTCTTTATTGAATAGTGATTTCTTTGCAACAAAGAATTGATTGGTTTCGGGATGTTTACCACAAAAGATTGCAGGAGCACCATCCCATTTGACGGTCATATTAACAGACTTCTTAGAACTACCCTTCAGCATATCTCTAAGACCTCGTAAGAAGTTTATAGCACCACGACCACCATCAATCCCTTGATTGATAATCTCGTCTTCTAAGTGTTCTAAATGTAGATTCTTTGCGCCCATAGTAGTATTATATCACATTTATGTGAGTATTACTACTATTTATGGTATTTTTCTTTTTAAGTTAAGGGCCAGGATTTCCGTTGTCTATGTTAGACTGTAGATGGTTTCTATCTGCAGTCATTGAGTCAATGGATGCTTGCATTGTTGTTTTTACTGAAGTCCAATCCGTAGTGTCATTTTGGTGTTCATCCCACATAAAATGTTGCATATTTTCATCATCTGTACCATTTGACCCATCTAAGGAAGGATTGTCTAGTCTCCATTGAGCCCAATATCCATTCTTACCATCAACATTAGTATAAGTTGGTAAAGAAGCAATCTCCATAAAGCCATATGAACCATTAACATTGTTGAACCAATCAATGTGTTTTTGTTCGTTTGCTATTCTTGCATCTAAATCTACTATTTGTGCTGCAAATGTCATAAATGTCTCCTAAATTTATACAGTTATTTAGGGTTTTTGGAGGTGGGACTTGTGTAGTTTCGACTCAATTTTGTGAATTTTTTTAGATATATTGTCTACTGTTGAAGCTTCACCGTTCTTTTTAGCAGAACGTAATGTTCTTTTGAGGTCTACTTTCTGTTGTATTAGTGATAATACTTCTTTGGGTTTTAAAGATTTCATAATATTACTACTATTTAGTGCATTTATTCTACCTTAAATGCACTGTAATCTCTTTTTTGACCATCGTTCCTTCCTCTATCAAATACTGGTACATCATCATCGACATTCATACCACTATCGACCAGTTCTTCTTGTGCATCTTGTTCACAATCATAGAGTTTCATACGACTTCTATCAATACCAATGATAAACCTTTTGAATATAGTTGGGTCATTGTATCTGTTCTTCAACTGTTTGACTACGAGTTGGTCTAGTTCTTCTAGTTCATCGGATGTAATCAGTGCAAACATTAAATCTGCAGTTGCAGGTAATCCAAATGATTCTGAAGTGTCTTCGAGTCCAATATCAGTAGAACCGTAACCACTTCTTGTAGTCTGTGTTGCACTTACTAATGGGACATCAAACTCTACTGCAAGTCCCCTAAGTTCCTCTGCAATACTCTTAACAAGTGTATAAGAGTTTGCACCACTTCCTGGCTTGACTCTTGCACTTGAACATATGTTTAAGTAATCAACAAATATTATATCGGGTTGAAAGTCTTTCTTAATGTCTAACTCTTGTAATAGATGTCTGAAGTGTCCAACGTGAGCAGATGCAGTAGGATATTCTTTGACAATAAGTTTACCCTTTGTCTTACTCTTTAACTTGTCAATTTTCTTATCATAGAGTTTCTTATTCATTTCGGGAATATCTTTCATAGGGATATTCATAATGTTTGCATCAATTCTTTCTGCAATTCTTTCCTCTGACATTTCAAGTGTAATGTATAATACATTCTTGTTCATCATAAGACAACTTGCAGCTTGATGACACATAAACAATGACTTACCAACACCAGTTCCTGCAAGACAAATGTTTAAAGTCTTGTTAGGTAAACCACCTTTAGTAATCTTGTTAAAGTATTCTAGGTCAAATGGAATCTTCTCTTCTTCCATATTGTAGAACTCAAATCGTGCTTCTGCATCTTCTAAGACATCGTGACCAATATTGGTATCAAAGGAAACTGAAAGTGCATCCTTAAGGAGTTCGGGTATTTCACCTGTTGACCTTTGAGACTTCTTATCTAAAACTTCTATGGAATCCATCACTGCAATATAAACTGCACGGTCTTTACACCACTGTTCAGTTTCAGTGACCAACCAATCTTGTGGTGTCTCTTCGGTATCTGTTTTAACTTTTGCAACAATCCCCTTAGCGTTCTTAAGAACGGTATCGCTAAGATTACTTGAATTATCAAGATTGATAAGTAATGCTTCTACTGTTGGATTTTTAGTATAAGATTCAAAATATTTTGTAATCTCTTGAAATACTACTCTTTCCTCGGGGTCTGTAAAGTAATCTGATTTAATGAATGGAACACACTTTCGTGCAAATTCCTCACTCTGTATCAGATTCTTCAGTATCGTCTGTTCTAGTCTTGCTTCCATATTTAAAATATTCCTGTGCGTGTGTCTCTAATAAATCCATTACTTCGGGTGTGAAGTATTTTTCGGGATTGTTGTTAATGGTTTTTCCGAACTCGGTTTTACCATTTGGAAGTTTAACTCTTGTAGATGATTTCTCAAATACTCCGAATGCAAGTGCCATATCTAATAGACCATAGTACCTGTCCAGTCCTTTGTCGTATGATAATCTAACATCAACCACTCTGTTCTCAACAGTCAATCTTGACTTTGCATTTTTACAG